AGTTCCGGGTAGTCGCGGCGCATGATACGGCTTGACACGCCTTTGAGACTGTTGACCAGACGGCTGAGTTCTACGGTCGGCGGGAATGATATGAGCAGGTGGACGTGGTCGGTTTCGCCGTTGAACTCTTCCAGCCGGCAGTCGAATGACCGGCATACGTCCGCGAACACGTGTTCCAGTGCGGTCAGGTGTTCGCTGGTGAATACGTCGTGCCGGTATTTGGTGACGAATACCAAGTGGACGTGCAAGTCGTAAACGCAATGCCTGCCTTTGCGGATATCATCGTTTTCGTTCATAAGACCGAGTATAATACCAAGTATGAGCATGTACAGGCGATACAACTACCGCGCATACCCCACACGGGGTCAGCGCGAAGCGTTGTCACGCCTGTACGGCGCATGCCGGTATGCGTACAACTGGACGCTCGACCAACGGGAACTCATGAGGAGACGGCATGGGAGGATGCAGTCCTACACGCAGTTGAGCGGCATGTTCACCCAATGGAAAACCAATCCGGGCATGGAGTGGCTTCTGGCCGTGTCCTCCACACCCTTGCAACAGTCGATACGTCACGCGGACGTGGCCTACCGGAACTTCCTCCGCCTCTACAAGGCCGGCAGAACTCATATTGTGACCAACCGCCGTACCGGGAAGAGGCATCGCACGGGAGTGCCATGGTACAAGAGCCGCAGGGACGGCGAACAGTCGGCCGAGTTCACCAAATCCGCGCGATTCAAGGTCGGGCATGCGGACGGATGCAAATGGGCGTTCCTCACCCTGCCGAAAATTGGGCAGATCAAGCTCCGTTGGACGCGTAACCTGCCGTCCACGCCGAACACCGTGAACATCATGAGGCATGCGGACGGCTCCTACGAGGCGAGCTTCACCGTGCAAGTCGACGGCGAGGCCGACGCGCCCGAGCCGTTGCATGAGGCGTGCGGCATCGACATGGGGTTGGACAGTCTCATGAGCATCGTCTACACGGACGGGACACGGGAGAAAATCCCGCACCCGCGCACCCTCAAACGGCATGCGCGCAGACTACGCAGGCTCGACAAACAACTGGCAAGGGAAACGAAAGGCTCGGCCAATCATGCAAAGACACGAATCCTGAGAGCCAAGGCCTACAGCCGGATACAGAACCAGCGCAAGGACATGGCGTACAAACTGGCATCCAAGGTGGCGGGCGAGAACCAAGCCGTCGCCTTGGAAACCCTCAACGTCAAAGGACTTGCCCGCACCTGCATGGCGAAGAGCCTGTTGGATGCGAACTGGACGCGTATCATCGACCGCATCCAACAACTGGGCGTCCAATACGGCAGAACCGTCAAACGCATCGACCGGTGGTATCCCAGCAGCCAGATCTGCTCCGCATGCGGACACAGGGACGGCAAGAAACCGCTCGACGTGCGCATCTGGGAATGCCCTAAGTGCGGCGTCCTGCTCGACCGTGACTGGAATGCGGCCGTGAACATTCTCGACGCGGCGGGACTCGCCGAGTCGTTAAACGCCCGTGGAGGCGACGTAAGACGGGGGTTGGCGCAAGCCGACCGCAACGCGGACGCCTGTGAAACGGGAACCCGCCGAACCGTAAGCCTTCATTAAGGCGAACGGTGTAGGAATCCCCGCCCTTCAGGACGGGGAGGAAGTCAAGGTCGGGATATTAGGAAAGGTTGCCGGTTAGTCGTCCACGCCGACGCAGTCCTGGTTGACTAGTTCACGCACGTGATCGACGGCCCGCTGCAGTTCCGGTGTCATGTCGAAGTCATCGGTACGGTAGAAGGCCGAGTTGCCGTTGGATTTACGACTGGCGCTGACCGCGACGTTGGTCACCGTCATCTCACCCTTGTCATCACGGTCCAAGTGGACGAACAACGTCCTTGCCGTCAGCTCGCGACGTCCCCCCACATATTTCAGTGTCCCTTGGACGGTGATGTTTGGTTCCAACTGGTATGCCACGTCCGCCGTGTATCGGATGCTTGGGATGCTGGATATGATTTTCGACATGATTAACCCTCGTTCCGGGTGATGTACATGCAATTCATGTGAGTGGTTTTCAGGATTTCGCGCAGGGGGGTTTCTTTGACGACGCCTCCGCCCTTATACGCCTGGATGCTGTAGTCGTCGATGGGGAACTTGGTTTTTATTTTCGACACGTGCTCGAGTTTCACCCAGCATCGCGCTTCGGGGATGGTGAGGCTTGGCGGCGCTGTGAACCCGTCATAGTCATTCATGCCGTAAGCGTAATATGCGCCTGAATCATGAATGTCGGCCTCAATGTAAGTGTCATCCGTCATCCATAAGAACGCTTTTTTACATGTGTTGACGGTCAAATCGGACACGTTGAACTTGAGAGGGAACAGCACTTTCCCGTCGGATTTCTCGGCATGCTCCTCTATGTAATCCAGAATGGTTTTATCCAGATCCCAGTTATACCGGCAGGTGATTCCGTCGGCGAGTTTGACCGATTGCCGTCCTGGATAGGATGACTGTTTCTTGTAGCGCACGAAGAGCGCTCGTCGATCGTATAGTGTTGCCATAAGTCTTCCTTTTATGCAGATGTTTTCAGTATAACAGCCACGACAGAGGTTAAATAGGGCGGATTATGAACGTGGCTGCATTTGTTTCCATCGCATCCGCCAGCGATATCTTTTTGGCGTTGTAGCCCAATCTCTCGAACTTGTCCGGATCGAAATCTCCCAATTGCTGCACATTGTCCAACGCCAACCAGTAGTTGGCAGGCGTTCTTCCCCATGGGAATGGTGCCTGATAGTGGGATTTCGGATTCCAGGTTTTTGGATTGTATGCCTCTCCGAAATTGGTCACCGTTCCAACGAGTTTGATTGCGCTTTGGGGTGACCAGAGCAGCAAATAATTAAAGCCTATTTTGTTTCGCAATGATTTAAAGTTGCCGACGAACAGCAGTCTTCCCTCGTGCTCGGCGGCATGACGGAGGAATTCTTCGATGGTGGTTTGCGGGCTAAAATAGGAGATTCGCCCTCGTGGGGCGTGGCCTATTCGTAGCATCAAGGTAAGTCCGTCTATCTTGAAGGGTTCAGTTTGCGATGTCATGGAATAATCTTACCACATGTGAATATATTCAGTATGTCAGGTAAGTGTCTTCAGTTCGTACACAACCAATTCAGGCGCCTCACGAACCCGACCGAAAAGCTCATGACCACGCTTCGACCTCTCGATCGCACGCATCACCACCTCCGGAGCGGAACGGATATCCAATCGAGCTTTCCCGACCCTATCCGCCCACAGATTCTGCATCACCGTCAACTCGACACGATTAACACTGAGAATCTGCAAAGACTGCCGCTCGGCCCGGTGCAATCGTACATATTCAGCGGCCACATCAGCCAACCCGACACCCAACTAATTCTTCCTTTCTCGACGAAACGCATATACCAAAGAGGGGAACATGGACACGGCCGCAAAAACAAGCGAAGACACCGCCAAGATGAGCCTCCACATCAAAGGCACCCCAACCGCAAGCCAGGAAACCAACTGCATCCCCAACAGCCAGAACACTGCGAAAACCAGCATTCCCAGCACGAGCGCCCAGCTCAAACGTCTTTCCTTCCGAAGCTTTCTCGTTATTTCGCGCCGCGACGGTTCGACGGTGCTGCTGCTGATTCGAGCCGGTTTCAGAATGATCGTCGTAGTCGCACCGATGGTTTCGTCGGCGCTGTTTTCTTCACTCACTCGGGCTCCTTTTCTGGATTCTGGATTCTTTTCTGACGTTCGCATTCATGTCTCAATGGCGGATACGTGTCGGCTATGGCGTTCAATGTCGCCGTCCGCAGCTCGACATACTTCTCCTGATCCAAGTCATGGCGCTGCTGGTCGTAATCGGTCAACGCATGCCGGGCATAATTGACCATCCAGCGTTCCAAGACGAATGGATTTGGCTCCTTACCGGCATCCCTGACCATGTTTCTGCGACGTAGCTCGTAATGGTGGAGCTTTGCCGCATCTCGCAGGTTACCGTAGGGAATGAGTCGCACGTGTACTGTTAGTTTTTCGCACACTTCAAGGTCATGCCTTTCTGCTCTGGTGTTATGTGGATATATTCAGTTTAACAAGCAAAATATCAGGAAAGAATAGAATCCAGTATGCCCGGGATTAGGCTCCGAGGAAATACTCCTTGCACATAATCTGGTACAAGGCTTGCTCTTGCATTGCGTCGGAAAGAGCTCGATGCTGTTCCACGTCTGCCACGTGATAGCGTTTGATCAGATCCGCGACCTTGTGATGGCGAATTTCCGGATGGATGTCACGGCTCATTTCCAAGGTATCCAGGAATGGGTGGTCGAACAGGGGGCGATTCGGCCAGGTTTCCGCCGTGGCCCAGTCGAGGAATTTCAAATCGAACGTCGCGTTGTGTGCGAGGAAGGGCGTTTCGAATCCCAGCCACCGTTCGAACTCTTTCATCGCATGCTTGACAGTCGGTTTGCCGCTCACGTCGTAAGTGGTGATTCCCGTCAATTGCGTGATGTGTGGCGGGACAATCATTTGCGGGTTGATGAGTTGGCTGTAGGTGTCGACGATTCGTCCGTTCTTGACTTTCACGGCGCCGATTTCGATGAGTTTCGCGCCATCTTCCGGGTTGAGGCCGGTGGTTTCGGTGTCTACCACGACGTAGTCAAGCAATGGCGCCTCCAGCGGCGGGATGCGTCGTGGATCGTCGCTTCGGTATTTGTCCCAGTAGCTCATTGGGTGTTCCTGTGTTCTCTAAGATTATGTGGACATATTCAGTATAGCAGACAAATCGATGTCAGGCAGGAACCTTCCGACCGCGACCGTCGCCAAACAGCGTGAAAAGCAGACTCGCACGATTCGGACCAACCTGCTTGTCGGACAACACGCATTCCATGCAAACCGGACCATACACACTCGGCACCAAACCCATCGTGCTTCCGCAAAGAAAGCATCCAGCGGGCTTGGTCAACACATCATCATTCAGCTCGACAATCAATTGTCCTGCCTTTCAACGATTCCTTAATCCTTTTCTTCTTCGTCCGCAGCCTTCTCACTCAACTGCCGTACGGACGGAGGGCGCTTGTCCCGGATGGAATCAGGGGAATGAGAGCGGACGGCGCGCAACATCGCGGAGGCCATCTGCCGATACTCGCACCTCAGCCAGACGAGAGTCTGCTGCCAGCAGCGGCCGACAGTCGCACTGTCCTCGACGAGATTCCACAGGCGCATTTGCTGGGCACGTAGCGCCATAGCCGCGGTCTCCACTTGCGTGTCCTCGGGCTGCCAGTCTTTTCGGTTAGGCATCAGCCGTAATCCCGTCTCCGAAACCATGCAGGGCATGTATCAGATTCTTGACGGAAAATGATTCCGCCTCGCGGTTGACGATTCGACGATTCAATCCGAGAACTACGTCTTCGACCTGTCTGCGGACATAAGGCTCCAACGGGGGGAGAGGGGGCGTTTTGCGGGTATCTGCAAGAAGGCCATAGTCTCTTTCCAGATCGGCAAGATTCATTCCATGCAATCGGATGCGACGGAGCAACGTGATCTCATCCGCATCCAGCAGACACGGCCACGCTTCCGTTCCTGACTGGATATGACGTACTCCGTTCAGCAATCGTGCGGTCTCGGCCATGGATTTATTGCGTTTCGTGCTCTTCATGCCCGGCCAGTGCCGCAAAACGGACAGGTTCCCGCGAGCGTCATCCAAAGCCGTCTTGACGACATTGCTGGTGGTCAACCGATGGGCGAAAGGCTCGATGGCGCGAATGAAGCCGGCGTCCAGCAGAAAGCATTCGGTTGGCAATGTCAACGATTCCAACAGGCTACGATGGCCGTCGAGCAGTCCGTCGATATAAGAAAGAGGTGTGAGGATTCTGATATCGAGATCACGCATGTTCTGAGTCGTTCGAGCTTCGCCGAGCAGTATCTCCCAAGGCTGCGGCATCGTGATGACGCAAAGCGAGGGCTTGTTGTCTTTCGCCGCTAAACCATGCGCGTAGTCTCCTTCTATCCATGCGGAAATGATGCGTTGCTGGGGGAATTGCTCCAGTGCTTTTTCGATGCTGTCGATGTTGTTCACGCCGTCAGTTCCATTCGTTTGGCAATTTCGTTGCGCCATGTCTGCACCAGCAGTCGGATATGCCATCCCGTACCGAGGTCGGCATTTTCCAAGTCGAATGGATCCCAATTTTTCGTAACGATACGAATGTCCCCTGATGTGCAATCATAGGAGTAGTCGATGGATGTGGTTCCGAGCTGAATTTTCGTTGTGCAGTAGGTTTCCGGGTTATCCACGAAGACTTGGACGACACTCCCGGGCAGTTTTGTGTCTGCCTTGTTTTGGACGATTCCGGTGTTGTTTGGGTTTGGGATTTTATATGTGGCTTCGTGGACGATGGAGATCAGTGCGGAGAGGAACCTCTGTTTTAGGGAGAGGTTGTCGCAGTAGGCGCACTTGGTGATGGGCTTGCCGGATCTTTCGAGTCGCAGGCTTCCGCATTTTTCACACTCGTATAGGGTGTAGGTCTTTCGTGCGTCTGTGACGTCTTGTATGGGTTGCATTTTCCTTTGGTTTTCTCTTTCAATCTTTTTATGTGGACATATTCAGTATAACATGTAAAATACAATATGGTTGTTATACTGAAGAAGTCCACATAAAAAGAGGAGGAGCGTTGACCAATCCGAAGAAAAACGGAGACCTGATGCTGCGAGTCCGGTATGACAGCGGAGCCGAACTCGCAGGTCCGGCCATCATCACCGATGAGGAAAACATGCTGGTGTCACTCGGGGGAGCGGCTTCAATGCTCGTGCGGCGTGCGGACGGAAGCCTGCCGTTGCACGTGGTTTCGGTGGAAATGCTGTCGGATGGTTCGATGCCCGAAGGCGTCGAACCGGTGAGCATCCGTCCGAAACACCCGAAGGGCGGGCTCCCATTGACCGACGACATGGCGTACATGGCGGTCACCGCCATGCTGCGCGACGCGGTCGGACTGCCGTTGAACGAGGCCGCCGACCGGTACGAATCCTGGCTGAACCGGGTGAGGCGGAACGCGATCGAGGATTGGGTGGGTTCCCTGCCCGAACGCGAATCGACCCGGTTGCATCGCAGGTATCTCGACCGTGACGCCGCAGGCCGTCCGGAGGAAGAGGGGGACGCATGATGCTGATCGAGCATGAGGCGCGCGTCGGGCTGCCGCGCATGTGGGAGCATCCCACCCGCACCCATACCAGGCGCGGTGGCGTCGTGGCGAGCATGGTCGGCGGATATACGCCGATATGCGGCACATCATGAGCGAAGCCGAAAGGAGCATCAAATGAGCATAAGAGTGGAAACAACCTACTTGGCGACATGCGACTACCCAGACTGTCACATGACTTACGACTTCTGGGAGGTAACCGAGGAAGACGCAATCCTTGAAGTTATAGACAATGGAGAATGGCTATGCCTGTTCGCCGGTGACAATAAGCCGAGATTCTTCTGTCCCGCGCACTTGCGATACGTGCAAAACTCGCGGAATGTCTGGTCGAACGTATTTTACGATTCCAACAGTCCATACACGCAAACGACCTCGCACGCCTTGAACAGGTTCTACGAGGATATGAGCACACCGCAACCACTGCCAAAACTGGAATGCGAGGACACCATACTCGCCGTTCTGCAAAACGAAAACTAGGAGTGAAACCATGACTACGAACGTGATTGATGCAATCCGCGAGAAAGAAGCTGATGCGCACGCAGAGCGGGAAGAGGCGTTTGCAGAGAGGAATCGGTTAAACCAAGCGTTTTTTGACGGGAAGCTTATCGCATACGCGGAAATACTCAGGCTGCTCGGGGAAGACTTGGAGGAAAACGATGGCTACGAACGTAACTGAAAAAGACAAGACCCTGAACGACGTAATCGAATGGTGCGGGGAACAGGTGTCCGGAATCGAAAAAAAGATTCCCACGGCGTCGGACGCGGATTTCCTCAACGGCGAACGATGCACACTGCTGGCCGTCGCGGCGTATTGCGGAATAGGCGTCTGTACGGGCATGCACCCGGAATGCGTGCACTGCACGGTCCGCCAGTTGGAGCAGGCGCAGGCCGAAGGCCCGGCGACTCCCGACGTCTCGCCGAGCGACGCATACCGTCGGACGCACGCAAAGGGACGGAGGCTCGATGGCAAGAATCAAAGAAACGTTTGACAGCCGCGCTTGGTTCATGCTCGAATGCGACGACCCCAACTGCGAACAACGGTTCGATGACAGCCAATGGTATGCGTACGAGGACGATCTGCTGGCCGACGCGAAGGACGAAGGCTGGCAAATCCCGTACAAGGACGAGCATCCCGAATTGGAACGCGACATGCACTACTGTCCGGCGCACCGGCTGCCCGAATGCACGACCTGCACGAACATCATGATCGATCCGGCCGACTGGAAGGACGGGCAATGCCCCGAATGCATCAAGGAGGAGATCCCGCATGAACGGTCATGATTTCACGCTCGAACAGAACATGGAGGCGAGGATGATGCTGGCGGTCGCCCGCCGCGGGCTCGCCGCCGCCATCAACGACGCGGAGAACGGGATAGGCCATCTGTCCTGCGACGATCCGAAGATCATGGAACAGGTTCGCGCCCATTGGCGACGCCTGTACGACACGTACATGAACGCGGACGCGCTCCTCTCGGATCTGGAATCCTGCGCACGTCATCTCACGGATGGCGACAAGTGGGAGCCGAACCCGATCACCGACGGCATGAAACCCATGGAGATGGCCAAAGGATGCGCCTGCTTCATCGCGGAGACCCCGGATGGGGGCCTCATCATCCCGTCGGAGCCGACGCCGGGCGAGAACACGGCGAAACGTCTCGCGAACACGCTGAACGCCCTGACAGGCGATGTTCTCCTGGATGCGACCGGCATCCGCCTGCTCGGCACCCAATTCCTGTTCGCCTACCATAGCCGGCTCGACAGGCCCGTCGATTATGGCGTGAACCTGACCGGCATGCGGTTCCCCGACCGGCTCGGCCTGCTCGACCGGGCGGACCGGCATCCGGGGTTCCTCCCGTTGCGCCCCGTCGTCGCCAACGGGACCGGCGCATTGGAACGGTCGGGACGCGAACTGTGGGCGATCACCGCGCGTACGCTCGGCCGGCTGCCGCACGGACGGTTCTTCGTGGATCTGACCATGTTCGCGGACCATCCGAAGATACTCGAACGGTTCGCCGTCCGTTACGGGAAATACCTGAAAGACAACCGGACCGCCCTGGACGCGGCCATCATCGACCCGACCGGCCTCGTCGCCCGCCATGTCGCCACCATCAAACCGAAATGGGATTAAGCAATGGGCTATGTTCGAATCATGTGGGTCGGAGCCAATCTTCTCGCACTCATTCCTCTGGCGCCGCTGCTCAGATCGAAAGACCTGAGGTTGGGACGATTGCATGCGGCCATCGCGTTCACGATCATGTTCTCGGAGCTGGTCTCGTGGCTGTTGTTCCTCGGCCTATCCGTTTTGGAAGGATTTTTCTGATGGACTTATCGAATCGCGCCGTAAGACCACCGGCTTCAGCCGTGGGGAGGAAGTCAATTGCCTGAATCGGGGATTGTCGGACCGGCCGAACCTTGCGACGGCCGCGACGGGGAACGGCCGGTGGAATGGGACGGCGGGCACGGCCTGCTCGTCGTCCGCAGGTCGAAGGCCGAACTCAAGGAGATTCGCTGATGCACAGAGGGTTCTGCACGGATTGCGGCGCGTACGCGGCCTTGGGCGAAAACGACAGATGCGCCGCCTGCGACGCATGGCGCCACAGGGAGGAGGAAAGGCGGGATTATGTCTGAATGGTGGGACCGTTACCTGTTCGACGATCTGATTGGGTTGGAGGCCGCGGCCGTGACCTCGGACGGCAGCCGGCATATCGGCCCGTTCGTCCGTTTTGGAGATTATCTGACGGTGGACGATACATGTGTCTTCGCACGGAAGGACAAGGGCGATGGCGTGCGGCTCATGGAAGAAGTCGACCATGTGCGCCTGCGCCCCAGGGAGCCGTTCTGGCAGGGTCGTTTTCTGGACGAGCTGGAAGGCGGCCGGGTGCGCGTCGAATTCGGGGGACGGCGTGGGGCGTTCGAGGGGCCGCTGGAACCGTTTGACGGCGTATTGGGCATCCGAGCCGACGGCCGTGGCATGGAATACGTGTTCGGCGATTCCGGCTACCGGTTCGCCCAACCGGGCTTCGTCAAGGTCAGACCTGTGGAAGACCAGCCGGACGAACCGGTGCCGGCCGTCAACGCCTCCCGTCTCGTCGAATCCCGGACCCTGCTGCGCGTGGCCCGCCGTCAGCTCGACGAGACGGAGAATCTGCTGGCCCAATCATTTTCTCGGCTACCGCGTTTCAGCAAAGAGGATGCCAGCCGATTGGAAGCCCGACGGCATGATATCGAAAACAAGATGTTTGAGCTGCGCGAACTGATTGGCGAACAATCGTACGATCTGAACTCAATCGAATCGAAAGGATAAGCCGAATGAACGATGGAAAAAGGCAAGTCGCAGACGAGACGGAACCAGACGAGAATCCTATTGCCACCATCCATTACGAGAACGGCACGGAGCTGACCGGGAAGGCCGTCACCCTACAGGACGGGACAGTTGGAGTCAGGATTCCCGGCGAATTCTTCAAGACGGCGCTTCGACCGGATGGTTCGATGCCTGATGGCGTCCTATCGGTGGATATCGGCCCCAAGCATGTGGAGGGCGGTCTCCCGTTGACCGACGACATGGCGTGCATGGCGGTCACGGCCATGCTGCGCGACGCGGTCGGGTTGACGTTGGGCGAGGCGTCGGATGCGTATGAGACATGGCTGAACCGGGTGAAAAGGGCCACAATCGAGCATTGGGTGGACTCCCTGCCCACACGCGAATCCACGCGACTGCATTGCAAGTATCTCGACCGTGACGGAGCCGACTATCCGAAGGAAGAGGGGGACGCATGACGCTGATCGAGCATGAGGCGCGCGTCGGCCTGCCGCGCATGTGGGAGCATCCCAGACGCACCCGCACCCGGCGGGGAGGCGTCGTGACGAGCATGGTCGGCGGATATACGGCGATACTGCTCGTCCGCCAGCCGAACGGCGTGGAGAACAGTATTCGCAGGCAATGCGCGACCCTGAACGAGGCCGAAAAATGGCTGGACGAACAGATAGGAGAAGACGAATGAGCGACTATAGGACGCCGGATGCGCCCGGCATGTGGAAGGCCGCACATGGCGGATACGGCGTGATGTTCCACGATGACGGCGAACCCGCCATGCTCCTGTTCGGCCCGGGCGCGAAGGTTCGTGCTTTGGATGCCATCGGCCCGTATACGAGGCTCCAGCCCGGAGTTCCGGTCGGCTCCGCGCCGGTCCCGAATCTTCCCGGACTGTGGATGGACAAGGACGGGAGCCTGTACTTCCTATCCGACGGACGACGGGTATGGAGAATCCGGGACGACCATGACTGGATGGCAGAAGAACTCGGAAACGACCCCTGGGAATTGTCCAAACATGGCCCATACACACGGTATTCAATCCAAGCCGTCGAAGAGGTCCCGTGGAAGCCGGCCTCCAACGATTCCACTCCGATCCATGAGGGGAGCCGCACCGTGCATCTCCCGGATGTCCGATCGTTCGGCCGTCTGGAACAGGACAAGTGGCTTGCCGTGAAGAATCTGGAGGAGAGCGCCGAACTGGTCGAAGCCTGCAAGCAGTGGCTGAAGGCCTGTGATCCGGCCGATCCGAGCGGCATCGACGGCCAGTTCATCGGCGTCGTGAACTGTCTGAACATCCACGGCGCGGCCGTGGGCAGCGAACCCGATATCGACCTGGACAAGGCGCAGGCCGACTGGCATGCCTATGTGCGCGACCGGCGCCGTCAGGCCATGCTCGACGAGCTGGCCGATGTGTTGCAGACGGTCGGCAACCTGATCGCCGCGTTCGGCATCACGGATGAGGAGGTCGAACGGGCGATGGACGACTGTCTGGAACGCAACAGGCGGAAGGGCAGACTCTGATGGGAACCACGGGAATATGGGATTCCCGCAACAACAGGCGGGCGACGGTCGAACACGAGACGCTGAAACCATGCCCGTTCTGCGGCGGCACTCCACGAATCGACGATGATGTGGACGATACGACGGAACGGTACACGGTGCGCTGCGACTGCGGCGGGAACATGCCCGGCCGGCACGTTCCGATCGACCCGTCGTTCCAGACCCGCGTCACCTGCCTGCATTCGGCGGTCGAGAAATGGAACAGGAGAGAACTGGATACCCGAACTGGAAGGAAATAATGGACTCTGAAACATTCGCAGCATACGAATCCGGTTGCACCTGTTGGCGGCTGGTCGACCAGTATGTGGGCTGGGATGAACAACCAACGGAAATGCTCGGCATCACCATCTTCACAGGGGCGATGCCGGATTGGGAAAGACTGCCCGGCCTGCCCTCCCGATATGAGGCGTTCCGACTGGTCATGAAGGCGTTGGACCGGTACATACTGGGTGATTCCGACCCGTTGCACCTCGATCTGGGTTCTCCCGACAGCATGTATTCGCTCGAATATGCGGGATGCGGCGCGGAAGCCGCGCGCGGCCTACGCGAACGGCATCCGCACGGCGACATGCTGATGCTCAACCAGAACGGGCATCTGCTGACCGATAAGGATTTCGAATGACCGGCTGGCTTATCGACATCATCCCCCAGGCGTGCCCGCCCGACGTGATGGACGCGCCGGAAGCGTATCGTGCCGCATGGGAACGGCATGTAGGCAAGGTGACTCCCGGCGACGGGGATCCGGAGGATTGGCGCGAACAGGCGGCGCGCCTGGAGGCCGCGACACGTATTCTCCCGGACCCGCATGTAAGGGTGGCGGGCCGGCCGTATGACGGGCCGGATCCGATGACGCTAGCCCATTACGGCGTGGTGAGAATCAGGCCGTATATGGATCAGCTGACGTTGCCCGCCTCGAACGTCGACCGGTGGGATCTCATGCCCTCGTTGCGCCCGCATCTGGGGCGCGACGCGCGATCCGTCGCCTGCGACGGGGACATGATCGATGCGGCGGCGCGGGGCATGCTCGACCGGCATCCCGGTTCGGGCGTGGTCGCCAAGTTCATGCTCAGGGAGAAACGCCTGCCGCTCGCGTTCATCGACCCGGACGGCACGTTCATGCAGACGGACGACTATGGCGGGAGGCCGGAGCGTATCCCGTTCGCCGCATGGCGGTGGGCCGGCTATGACCTCGCACTGTTCGAGGGCGAGCCGGACGCGGTGCTCGTCCAGCAAAAGGCGCGCATGCGCTACGAATACCGGGTGCAGGTGATAGGCGGGAAACCGGTGTGCGGTGCCGCCTGCATCGAACGGTTCACGCCCGCCGACAACCGTGGGAACCGGTATGATCCGCAGATGGAGGAGACGCGCAACAATGGGCGCATCGAATCGCATCCCGACATCGCACGGTTGTATGAGCAGTTCGCGCACGAGGCGGCGCATGCGATACGCGGCGAAGTCGAAGGCCCATACGTGATGGACCTGTATCTGGATGATGCCGGGCGGCCGCATGTGATCGAGCTGAACCCGCAGTCGAACAGCGGCCTGTACGCGCTCGACATGGACGCATTGCTGACGGCGGTCGGGGATAATCCGGCTCAGTTCATGCCCGACCCGAAACGGACGGCGAAGCCCGGCTGCCTGGGAGTCAGGGAGGAGACCTGTATCTGACGGTCCCATTCCGATGATATTCTATGTATACGGAAAAAACGTTTACAAGGGAGAAAGCATGAGGTTGTTGAGCTATGCCATCAGCGGCCTGCGCCTATACGAAAACCATGAATGCAGGATGGACCTGTACGCCATCGACGCCGTGCGCGAACCCGGATACACGCACATGCTCGACGGCGCGGCCCGCAACATCAGCATCAACACGGTCATCGGCGTCGCCGGCATCAACGCCTCCGGCAAGACCACCGCGTTGAGGGTCTCCGAACTCGTCCTCACCGTCGCCGGCGGCATGTCGCTGGGATCGTTGAACCCCGACCTGTTCCCTTTGTACGACACCATGGACGACCGGATCGGGGTGCGCGCGCTGTTCGAACAGGACGGTCGCTTCCATCTCATCGACAGCCTGCTCGAGCGGACAGGCGAGGGTCGCACGCCGTTGAGGTTCATCCGTGAGACCCTGAGCATCCACCATGGCAAGCTCAGCAAGAAAATGCTTGCCTCCGCCATGAACGGCACGTTGGATCCGGAACGGTGGACCGTGCTCTCATCCCGCAACGTGGGCAGGCCCGGCGTCCGGGGCGAACTGTCCGCCGACGCGAAACGGTATCTGCCGCCCGACCGGAGTATTTGCGGGGCCTTCGTCAAGGACACCGACATCGCGACCGAACTGCTGCCGGTGTCCCCGACCCTCACCATCAGTCCGGCACGTCCGGTCATAACCCTGTTCGACTCCAGCATCGAACGGCTCGATCATGATAAGGAGGGAATTCATCTGAAATTCCGCAATGAGGGGAGGGAGCGGGAGGTCACCCCGAACTCGCTGGTCAACATGGTCTCATCCGGTACCCTGAGAGGCGGCGCACTGGTCGGCCGAGCATTGGAGACACTGCGCGCGGGTGGCTATCTGATTGTGGACGAACTGGAGAACAGCATCAACAAGCAGCTCGTATTCGCCATCATGGACCTGTTCGCCTCCCCGGTCACGAACCCGCATGGGGCCACGCTCCTGTTCTCCACCCACTATCCGGAGCTGCTGGATCATTTCACCCGCAAGGATTCGATATGGTTCGCCGTCCGCGATGGAAAAGGCTTCGCCCTCCGGAATCTGGGCGCATATCTGGGCCGCACCGATTTGAAGAAGAGCGTTTCCTTCTTCGCCAACCGGGTACCCGGTACCGCGCCCTCATACGCGGCCGTCCGCGCCCTCCAGGATTATGCGGAAAGGTACGTGCATGCTTAATGCGGAAGGCCAGTATGTGCTGTTCGTCTGCGAGGGCGTGGCCGAACAGTACATACTCACGACCCTTATCGAACGCGGCGAACTGACCGTGCCGAACGAGCTTATCGTGCCTAATCAGCTGCGAGGCACATGGTATTTTACGCGCAAGGAATCGAAGCGGATGCTCGACCGGTTCCTCAACGTGTCATACGGCAAACACCCGCTGCTGATCATACGTATAGTCGACTCGGACTCGGATGTACTGCGCATACCTTGAGGCTACGAACATGCGGCCGAGGTCGTGAACCTGCGAACCCATCCCGAAATCGAAATGCTGGTCATTATCAACGAGGGCATGTACGGCAAATACACGAACGGTTCCAAACGGCTGAAGCCCTCCGACTATTGCAAAAGAGAACTGGGCATGAAACAGGTGAAAAGCCGCGCATGGCTGGAACGATACTGGGCCGCGTCCGGCTTCCGCGAGCCTGCGTCTTGCGGTGCTCCTGCCGATTGCCAACACGGAGCACATCTCGTCGAGGATGCGCCCCTTGTCCTTCTTCGATGCCTTCATGTACTCATCCCTGAATCTCAGGGTGACCTGTCGCTTCGTCGCCATGCTGATCCTGTCTTCCATAAGACAAGCCAAACAGGACCGGTACCGTTCGCGCTCATTCCCGATGAGGCACCGCTATGCACTACGCGCTCAAAAAACGTGAGGCACGTCGCCCACGCCGTGAAGAGCCGTGTCCGCACTATAATGTTAGATAGACGGGTTTACCGTGTTGCGATGCAGGCGAAAGGAGGCCGATGATGTGCGGAGCGTTGGATGTGGCGGACTACATCCTTCAGGAGAAAGGACGTCTGACAGCCTTCCAATTGCAGAAACTTCTCTATTACTGCAAGGCATGGAGTCTGGTATGGGGCAACGCCCCGGTGTTCGGCGAGCCGATCGCCGCCTGGGGCGACGGTCCGGTCGTGTACGACGTGTACAAGCGGCACGCGCACCAGTACAGCGTCATCGCCGACGACATCCACGGCGACCGTGACAAGGTGCCGGCCGATTACATGCCCCTGCTCGATGGGGTGCTCTCGTCATACGGGAGAATGGGCGGGGACGATCTTCGGGATCTCACCCACGCCGAGGAACCTTGGAAGGACGCCTACAACGGGAACAACGGGCTCAAGGCGGCGACGATCAGCGACGAAAGCATGCACGACTACTATTCGCGGTTGATGAACTCGGACGAAACGACGCGTCGTAACCATCATGTGCCTCATTTCACGGTCCGCCCGGTCGTGGACATTAACGAAAAGGACTTCGAGTGGCTGACCTTCCAGCTCTGATGCGTCCCGGCGGCATGCGCGTGGCATGGGATCGCATCATCCCCCAGACGAATCTGACCCAGGACGCCATCGAGGGATTCGCCAGCGGCAACCCAGAATTGGATCACTTCTGGCTGGACAAGAGCCTGACCTATTCGAAGATAGGCATGTGCGCCGTGCATGTCGCCATGAAAGGTGAGGACATCGCCGGATTCTACACGATTTCGCCGTCCGTAATCCGAGGCGTCGGCCTGCCGAAAAGCCGTCAGGCGGGCAAACCCACCATGGCGCATCCCTCATGGCTGATAGGCGAGCTCGCCGTCCGCAAGGACCTCAGAGGAAAAAAGGAAAACGGGAGTGTCGGCGCGGCCTTGCTGTGTCATGCGGTCCACATGGCATGCGATCTGAGCGTGATGGCCGGAGGCAGACTGGTCATGCTCGACCCTCTGAACGACACGTTGGGCAAATGGTATGAAGACCATGGGTTCCTGCGGCTACCCGACGCGAAGACCATGTTCATGCCGTTGAGGAACGCCAGAAGCTATATGGAACAAATCGGCGAACCGTTCTTCGTGTTCTGATCGTCGAATCCGGTGACGCCGGAACAGCCGGTTTGTTGACGGAAGCCGCAACAAAGGTCTATGCGGCCCGAATTCCCGCCCGTCCGGGCCGCATGGACCTACCATGGGAATCAGCTTGATTCCATCCGTCAACGGCTGTACGCCGTCGAATCCGAACCGTCCGGCACGGTGAAAGGAGGGACACGAATGGGTCGGCCGTTGCTGTTCATCGATTTCGATGGGGTGATCAACCAGTTCCCCGACGACAAGGTCATGCGCCGGCAGGGGAGAACCGGTTGGATGAGACCCGACGATCCGCACCGCGCCGCGTACGCGCCGGACAACTGGTTCAGGCCGGACCGCAGGGAGCGCCTACTGGTCCGCGACCTGGGCCGACGGTTCGCGATCCGCTGGAATGCGGAGCTCGTGGCCCGATTGGACGCCCTGGATGCGGACAAATGGTGGCTGTCCACCTGGCAGCCGGAAACCGCGCAATTGGACCGGGCGTTGGGCGTCGACTGGCCGACCATCCGCTGGTACGATCCCGTCACCCGCGACGGGATCCCGACCGGCAAACGCCGCACCATCCTCGACGCGCTGAAACAGGACCGGCCGATCGTGTGGCTGGACGACGAGGAGACCACCTACAATGCGGGGCTCGCCATCCAGACCACACCGCACGAGGCTCCCGTGCTTGGCGTCGGTCCGGATTCCGCGATCGGGGTCAGCCGTCCCCAGATGGACCTCATCGAGGATTTCATCCACGACCCGCCCGCCGGCCCCGTCGTATGTGTTTTAGCAAGTTGGCGTCCGCTTTGTGAGCGGTGTTTTTCCGCAGTGTAGGCAGCGGGTTTTCCGC